ACTCAATTTAGAAAAAGTTTATTAATTGGTAATTTTTCAATTATGAAATATGATATAACAAATTATACACCTTTATCAGAACAACAACTTATACAAGTAGAAACTTTATCAGATACAGAAAAAATAGAATTAATAAAACTTTATAATACTATGTTTTCTGTATTAGAAAATATTGTTAATTAATATAAAAATATTTTTATAATATTGTAAGACAATCGGCGTTAAAAAACAATCCCTTAAAAGGTAAGCACGCATATTGATTTTACACTTTTTATATTTTTATGCTGTTAAGTCGGCGTTTGAAATGTAAAAAGGTGTAAATAAGTATTAAAGCGTTATTATTATTATATATAACTGTTTAGATATAATAATGAAAGCAGCCCTATGTTTTATTATTAGTTACGAACACATTTTAAATAAAGAACAATTATGGATTGATTGGATAAAACCAAATCAAGATATTATCAATATATATTTCCATTATAAAGACATTAATATGGTTAGATCCCCCTGGATTAAAGCTTATACTATACCTCCAAAAATAATAGCAAAAACATCATATTATGACGTCGTTCCTGCATATATGTCAATTTTATCGTATGCTTATGAACACGATAAAAATAATATTTGGTTTTGTTTATTAACAGATTCTTGTGTCCCAATTATTAGTCCTGAAAAATTCAGAAAAATGTTTTTCGATCATTATCAAGCATCTATTATCAACTGTAAGCCTTCTTATTGGGATATAACGATTCATCGTCGGGCCAATTTAAGACTATTACCAAAAGAATTTTGGTTAGCAAATGATCCTTGGTTTACATTATGTAGAGATCATGTTCATAAATGTATATTATTTCTAACCTTAAAAAAAGATGTTTGGCAAATAGTCAATTCTGGAGGATTAGCAAATGAAAGTATTTTTGCTATAATATTACAGACTTTCAAAGAACTAACTAATCCAATGAGGATGATAAATGAATCGGCTACTATCTGTGATTGGAAACATATGTCTAGTCCAACAAGTCCAAATACTTTTAAAGAAGGTTCCGAGGAAAATATTAATATTATTTGTAACCTACTTAAAGAAAATAAGTATGCAATGTTTTTACGCAAGGTCCATAAAACATTTCCAGATTCTGTTATAAAAGAAATAATGAATAAAGATTTTAATCATAATTATGAATTATTGCATAATCAAGCAAAAAAAAAGCATAATTTTTTTACTAATTTTATAAATTCACACAACGCCTTTAGAGTTATTATTTTGTTAGTTGGTTTTTATTACATCACATGTTTTTTTACAAAAAGATTTATGTATCCATAATTTTTCACATATTACACTGATCATAAAAATAAAAATATAATTATTATATATAATATGGAAAAAAGACGTTCATCAAGAACTCCAGCTAGAACAGCCACATATGATCCATCGGACTACGATAAACCATCGGCTCCAAAAAAACAAAGAAGAACTCCAGCTTGGCAAATAGAACCAAAAATACCAATGGATTTAGAAGAGGCTTCATCTAGTTCTTCAAGAATTGATATAGAACCTATGAAGTGGGTAGATCCGTCTACTTTGATTTCAGGTAATTATTATTCAATTCAACATAAATACGAAGGTAACGAAAACATTACCGATCCTCTACTCGGTATAGAAGCAGGACAGCCAGAAAGTAAAGATAAATATTATACCAGATTTAAGGGCAGATTTGTAAAACAAGCCAAAGGTAGCTCGCTTGCAACTCCAGATGGAAGAATAAATGGAGTTGGCATTACATCAGCAACAAAATTTGCTCTTTTCACAGAAGTCAGCATAATTAGTAAAGATAAACAATTTTTTACGGGAGAACTCTACATAGTTACTCAAACGGAAGATAACATTACAGTTGGAAATGATATTATTACACTTGGAAGGGATTACCGCTCAAGAGTTCCTATAGATCATTCCAATTTTAAAAAAAGTTTTAATGACCCAACGGCTAAGTTCGCATTTAATATAGATGATTGGAAGTTTGCAAATGACGTAAAAGCTAATCGTGATGCGAGGGAAAATCCTATGCTTAGAGAGATGTACGCGAATAAAGCGTTAGACGCATTCGCTAATCCTATAAATCCAGAATTAGTAAAAACACGCACCGTATTTGCATCTGAAAACATTGGACCGGGTCAGGATATTTCCGGGTTTTTAGGGAAGACAGCTCCAAATGTAGTACCAGAAAATGAATTATCTACTCGTGGTTCAGACTTTGATCCTTATACTGATGTATCTAAAATGTATAAAGGCGGTTCTAGAAGAAAAACTAGAAAACGTAAAATACGTAGAAATAAGACACGTTCAAAAAAACGAAAACACTCAACACGTCGTAGAAAATAATTATATCCGTTATTTCTCAGTAACCGTTTATTTTATATCACATCACATGTTTTTTTACAAAAAGATTTATGTATCCATAATTTTTCAGCTATTATATGTAATATTACTCCAATTGTAAAAAATAAATACATATTACCTATTATTGGTCTAAAAATAAATCCCATAATTAAAAATGCTATTGATTCATAAAATGATCCACGTATTAAATGTATTGTATTTGCACTATAATTCTTACGAGGATTTAAAACTTTTAAACATGCTTCTCCATTATTACAATACCATGTGTGAATACCTAAACTTGAACTTAGGAAGTGTTTAAAGAATCCCACAACTAACAAAAGCACAATAAAGTTTTTAATAAATGGAGAAAACAGGAGATATATTAAACACGTGTATAATCCTACTAATATTGATTCAATAATATAATTCATTTTGTTATATATTATTGTTATATTTGTTTTACAAAACTATAAAAATAATATGTGTAAATATTAATATGAATAGTATTTTTGATTATTTATTTGGAAATGGACAAAATGGAGGTAGTAGTGGAGGGGGAGGACCAGGAGACGAACAAAAAGAAAGAATTGCCAAAAAAATTAAAAATATATCTGAAGAAGAAGCCATTAGAGACTATGAAAACTTAAAAAAATCTGATCTTAGTAAAGTAACAAATGAGACTCGAATTGGAAATAAATTTGTTGATCATTTTACTTTTTTAGAAAGATTAGAAACTGTTAGTAAAAAAGGTATGTCTTATTTTGAATTTATAAAAGATACAGAATACCACAAGAAAAAGTATATTCAAAATTTGTTGAAATATCAAAAAGGTGATGATAAACACGTTGCATTATATAGAGTTTTCAAATTACATTGTGGTTCTATTGGTTTATTTAAACCTTTAACAGCTATGGAAATTTACAGTAGATTCAAACCTAAATCTATTTTGGATTTTACTATGGGATGGGGAGGTAGATTAGTCGGTGCTTGTGCATTAGATGTCCCCAATTATATAGGGATCGATTCTAATAAGCAATTAAAAGAACCATACCAAAAAATGGTTAAATTATTGAAACAACTTGGAACTAAAACAAAAATAAAGTTGATCTTTAAGGATGCTTTAAAAGTCGATTATTCAAAACTAGATTATGACTGTGTTCTAACATCTCCTCCATATTACAACGTAGAAGTATATGAAGGTATGAAAGCAAAAGAAGATGAAGAATGGGAACAAGAGTTTTATATTCCATTATTTTTGGAGACATATAAGCATTTAAAAAAAGGAGGATATTATATATTAAATATACCAAAAGATTTATATGATAATGTTTGTATTGAATTGTTGGGAAAAGCTGATATCAAAATACCTCTAAAGAAAAAAGGACATCCTAAAAATTCATATACTGAAAAAGATCACACCGAATTTATGTATGTTTGGATAAAATAAAATAATTTTTTATAAATTATTTATCATTTGAATTATTTATCATTTGAATTATTTTTTATTTTGTCCCAATACCAATGATATGTAGATGGTGTTTTTCCATATGTTGTAATAATTTCTTCAATTTCTTCAAATGTGTAATCAAAATCATTACAACGTACATCGTCAGTAGGTTTTAAATTTATATAAGATAAACAAGCATGATGCCATTCATTTTCCACAAACCTCATCTCCTTTTTAGTCAATTTTATAAGAGATTTATAGATATTATTGTTAGCTTTTAGTGTAATAGAAGATGAATTCATTATTATAGTATAATTATATCTATGTTATTTATAATAAAAAAAATCAATTTTATAATAAAGAATGTTTATATAAATTATTTTAACACGTTTTCCATCTGTTACCACAGTCAATACATGTTACGAAAATAGTCATAGGTTCATCTGCCGAACGCGTTTGCATTTGATAATAAGTACATTTTTTAGAATGACATTTTCTACATTTAAACGTATCAGTAGCTGCTTCCAAATTTTGTTCAAATTTATTTTTGTCACGGATGCTCTTTGCCTTAAGAAGTTCTTCCCATTTTTCTGGAGACATTTCTTGATGTGTCATAAAAGCAATTTCGTGAGCTTTAATTTCACCACTACTTACCAAGTGCACTAAATTGTTGTTTTTCAAATTAACATAAATGCTGCGTAAATGATCTAGATAAATTTGAACAAAGAACGGATTGTCCCATTTCTTAACCACTTTTTTATTAGTTGCTTCCTTTAAAGCCCAATTATGGATTCCCTTTTCTAGATTAATTGCGTGTTTTTCTTTATTTTCTGTTTTATCAAAGAATTCGCCTAACTTCTGGCGAATATTAGATCTAAAAGTGTCAGGATTTTCAATCTTACGGATAGGCATTCTTATTTAAATATAATACAGTATATTATATTTAAATCATAATCAATTTTTTATTTATTATGTTTTAATAGTTAAAATAACATAAATAATATATATAATGTCTTGCAATTTATCTGGTTCAGGAGGGCGTTCCTCTGGTGTTAATTATGCAACTTCAGCAATGTATGGAAGAATGTTTTCTAGTTTACAAAATATTCCAAATGCTCGACGAGTTGCAAATACTTTAGCGATAACATATCAGGCTGATACAGGTGCTGGAGGTGGTTCATTGAAACGAATATTTAAATCTATCCCAAATTATAATAAAGGATTAAAATTAGTTTTTAGTATTAATGAACTTATAAATTATGCGTATCAACATTCTCCGGTTGTATCTATGGCTACGCCTCCAAAAGCTTCTTTGGAAGAAATAATTACTACTCAACCACTAATTAACCTATATGATACTGACGGAACACATCTTTTTTATTTAACATATATTTATTATAAAACTGAAGATGAATTAGGAAATCCAATATTAAATGGTTATGGTTATTTAACTTGTAATTTTTTTCAGGATACATCTGTTAGATCAGTATTTACTGTAACTGCTATTACTACACAATTATTATCTAATACACTTTTTGGTTTACAAGCAATCCCTATACCAAATGATAATTATTCTGAAAATGTATATATGTTTAATAACAATAATGGACAAACTGATCATTTTGTGCTTTCAGTAAAAGAAGTAGGAAATGATCGTATAGTTACTATAGAAACTCCTCAAAATTAATTTCAATATATTACTTTCTTTATTTTTCATCATCACTATAATCATAAGCTTCTTCAGATAATTCAGATCCTATATCTTCTAAAACTAATTCTTCGTCCCCACTCTCTTCAGTAGGCTCATCGCTTCCTTCCTCATCCTCATCTTCTGTTTCAGATCCAGTAGCCTCTTCTTCTGCATCACTGCTATCAACTACAAACCCATCCTTTAAATAGCCTCCCTTCTTGGTTTTCATATTCTTGGGGACATTTTCTAGTTCATCCTCTTCTTCTTCGTCTTCAGCACATGTTACAGCTAAATCTTCAAAACCTCCAAATAATTTCTCATAAATTTTATTCCACAATTCAATAGAAAGATTAATATGGGATCGGTTGTTAGAATCATCACGTAACATACCAACTAAAACACACGAACCAAAATATAAATTCTTGTCTACTGGAGGAGGAAAATCATATTTGTTTTCCATATTAGCCTTTCCTTCTAGTTTACCATACATTTGAATCAAATATCTCTGTCCATCTAATTTTACAGGCCATTCAACTTGTAAATTAAAATCGTCGGCTTTCTTAAACCCACATTTCTTATATAATTCTTCAACTTTATAATCTTTAACGGTGAGAGTTTTTAATGACGCACCTTTATCAACAATAATTATGGTTAACGCTTGTGTCATAATATTTACTAATATTATAATAGGTTTAAATTGTTTACAATAAATAATGATAATTATTGTCATTATTAATATGTTTTTATCTAGCCTAAACAAATATTTCGATATATTATGTTAACTTGGATTATACAAATTTCTATAATATCAATCATATTTATTTTTTTGGTGCATCATCTAATAATGTTCTTCAAAACAACATTAACTGTTCCAAAAATTAAAGATTTAGTAAATTCTCCTAATCAAAAATATCAAAATATATATGATACTATTTCACATAAATCTACTTCATATACTGACATCGATCTTCTTCCGACAGGAGATATTATAAATGAATCCAGTAATATGAAAAATGAATTAAAATCATTCCTAAAGAAACAATTAAATAACGATAGTGATACTGTAATGGGGATAGGAACCTTATCAGGTGACAATTTTTCTAATTTTTAATAAAAGTGCTTAAAATGAAATGAAATGACTTAAAGATAAATTAACATTTATTATAATATAATGAGTTTATCAGATCGTGAAATTAATTTAGTATTACAAAAATTCCCAAAATTTGAACTTTCTTATGAAATTATGACACATAAGAAGGTTCATAATGCCAATGTTATTTTAGCTATACCAGAAGGAAACAAGTTTTTTGCTTGGTTTACGTGTTATAATAATGAAAATGTATGTTTTACATTAGAAATAGACGAAAAAAATAAAATTAAGAATATTAAAAAGATTAATACTAGTTTTGTTGATTGTTTAGCATTAGGAACAATTTTTTACGGGACAATGTTTAAATATAATAATATCAGTTGTTTTGGCGTTGAAGACATTTATTATTACAAAGGAAAAAACTATATTCATACACCATACTCAAATAAATTAGAATTATTAAGAGATATTTTTACAAATGAAATGTCCCAAAGTCTACTAAATAATAAATTTACTATATTTGGTATGCCTTTAATTTATAGTGACTTTAACTTATTGTTAAATGATATTCAATTGTTACCTTATAAGATCAGTCAAATTAAATTTCGTTTCTTTGAAAAAAACAATTCAAGAAAGATTATGACAATGAAATATTATAAGCCAGCAACAGGAACAAAACATAATACACAAAAGGAAAAACATACTGCTATTTTTAAAATAATGGCTGGGATTGAACCAGATATATACAATTTATTTATTTACAAAAATGGAAATGAAGAGTATTATGATATTGCATTTGTTCCAGACTATAAAACTAGTGTGATGATGAACAAGTTGTTTAGAAATATTAGAGAAAACGAAAATTTAGATGCTATAGAGGAAAGTGATGATGAAGCAGATTTTGAAGATGTTAGAGAGGATAAATATGTTTATTTAGATAGATCATTTAAGATAAATTGTGAATATAATTATAAATTTAAACGATGGGTTCCTATAAGTTTAGCTGATGAAAATGACGATATAATTTCATATTTTCAACTAACAAATAAAAATTAGATTTGGTATAAAGTATCATTATATAATATGAAAAATACTAGAAAAAATAAATTAAAGAAAAATAGAAACAGAACATGTAAAATATATGAAATACCATCAACAGATAAAGATATTAATGCAGAGATAAATATTAAATCATTAAAGCATAATTTAAAGTTTTTGAAAAGAAGTAGTGGAACTGATATTATGCCTGTGTTAAAAGCAAATGCATATGGTCATGGTATTGTAAATATGGCAGAACAGTTAAGAAAACAAAATATTAAATATTTGGGTGTAGCAACTGTTGGAGAGGCTATTTTACTAAGAAAGAATGGAGACAAAGGACGAATATTAGCCTGGTTATATGATATAGATAGCGATGAATTAAAAGATGCGTTCAATATGGATATAGATATTGCGATATTTGATGAAACTCATATTCCAAAAATAGAGAAATTGGTTCCTAATGGTAAGAAGGTAAAAATAACTGTTCATGTAGACACTGGTATAAATAGAGCATCTATTTCATATGATAAATCATTTGAGGCTGCTGTTACAATTAATAATAGCGATAAATTTGAATTAGTAGGTTTGATGTCCCATCTTATATGTTCTGAAATTAAAAATAGTAAAATTGTAAATGAACAATTAAGAAAATTTAGAGAATTAAGAAAAAAATTAGAAGAAGTAAATATTAGACCTCCTTTAGTTCATATAGCGAATACTGGGGGTTGTTTGAATTATGATGTTTCAGATTTTACAATAGCTAGACCGGGCCTAGGGATATATGGATTATCTCCAAACAATAAAAAAAACAAGAACTTAATCCCAATTATGACAATCAAATCAACAATAATTCAAATAAAAGAAGTTGATAAAGGTCAGGGTATAGGTTATAATTCTAGATATATTACTCCTCATAAAATGAAAATTGGTATAGTTCCTATTGGATATGCCGATGTAATACCTCGTGCAACTTCATTAAAATTATATGTATACGTAAATGGTAAAAAAAGAAAAGTATTGGGTATGGAAAGTATGGATCAGATAGTCATTGAAATAAAAGAAGGAGATAAATTGTCAGACGAAGTATTTATTTTTGGAAATGGAAAAGATTGTATTCAAACTGCGTATGATTTAGCAAATGAAGCAAATATGGTTGTGTATGAAATAGTAGTGCATGTAGGAAATAGAGTTAATTTAAATTACAAATAAATAATATATTAAATCTTTTTATATTATATATGTCGCCATATCCAATAACTAATGCACATACACCATTAAAAGGTATAGATGGATCTCTAGTAAATATGGATAGTTCAGGTGTAGGAGGTATTCCATTTACAAATACAAGAATACCTGATGGACCACATACACTAGCTCCTGCTGGATCAAATGTTCAAGGAGCCGCCGGAATTTATCCTTGCGCACAAAAAGGGGGGAAAATTAATCGTAGAAAAATAAATAAAATATCTAGAAAATATAAGATGAAGGGTTCAAAAAGAACAGTTAGAAGAAATGCTAGAAGAATGAAAAGTCGCGTGCGTTCAAGATATTCACGAAGATCTGCTGCACGCTCTCAAAGACGTCATAAAAGTGTCAGACGCGGAAGAGGAATGGGAAAAAGAATGGGAATGCTAGGTGGTGGATTCCAACCTCCTATGACAGCGCCCAATTATCCTGCAGGATATACTCAATACCAAAACAATAATGGATCTCTAAGTAATACTTATTCTACGGGAGGATTTTTAGCTGCTGGTTCAAGTGCTTTAGCAAATCCTGTTCCTTATCAAAATGTTGCAGGTGATGTTGATAATTTGAACCACAATACATTAAATTCTTACGGTAATATTGGTGCTGGTTCAGGATTTGCCAGTAGAGGATGGTTCTAAATAAATTCATTAAAATTATTGATTATAATGAATTATTTACAAAAGACGTTTTACTTCATAATCTTCATCGGTAAATTTCATATCACGCATATGTTTTAGATAATAATTTTCTCCATTTGGATCATCCAATACAATTATTTTGTACTTCAAGTTAGGATAATGTTTTTCAATAGCTGACTTTAAATCATCCATATCATCTTCTGTCTTTTTCCAAGATGTTATGACAAATGTAATAAAATTATTTGGATCAGAAAGATAACCTCTAAAATTCTCTATTCTTTGGTTGTATCTTTTTTTGAAATTATTAAAATCATTATCTATAAAATGATTTATTCCTTCTGACCATCCCTCGCTAATATATAGATCAGAGTGACCAGGGCTTTCATGATTAAATCCGAAATTATATTTATTATTGTAAATAGTATATTCATTTTCCTTAACTTCTTTAATCAATTCAATCATTGTTACATCGCAAAAATATTTAAAGTCATCATTCAAACAATCAACAATACCCTTATAATTACTTATCATTTTATCAAATGGACATGTCTTATATCCATTTATTTTTCTTTCTCTAATTCCATTTTGTGAAGCCCAAACAGCGCTATAACAATTCCATCCTAAAGATATGCCAATATTATTCATATATAATTTTATATAAAATATCTATAAGTATTTAATTTATAAATAATTTAAATTTCTATGTTAGTATTGATGCTGGATCAAGATTTACCAGCAGAGGATGGTTCTAAAATAATATAAAAATTGATTTAAATAATTTATTCTTATTTAAATCATATTATGACAATGAATACAGAAGAAGCGAAGAACGAAATTATTAGAGTTAGAGAAGAGTTAGTTCAAATTGATACTGAATCAAAAGAAATACATAAAATTTATAAAGAAATTTGTAAAAAAATTAGGTTATGTGATGGTAGAAAAAATGATTTATTAAAAGAAATAAAAATTTTAGAAGAAATTATTGAAACAGAAAATGTTTTTGAAACTGTAAAAGATGTAGAAGGTTTTGATACTTTATTACAAGAAGAACTAGTTGCGATTTCAAATGGAATAGATAAAACGGATTACAGCAAAATGGACTTAGTAAGAGCACGAAGTAAAGAATCAATTCCACGTTTTTATGATCTAAAAACAATTGTTAGAGATGTAATTGAAATTAAAAAACAGTATCCTGGATGGATTTTAGATAGCGTTCGAAAGACAGGACAGTATGATACTCTACCTCCACAATCATTTTATAAGTTTACTTATAAAACACCACTAGGTCATTATATGAGTTTTGGTGGACTTGAAATAATACGGTGTTAATTGTGTCATTTATTAATTGTAATTTCTTTTGCAACCTTGGATATAATTTTATCCATATTATTTTTTTGTTCTTCTTCTGTTGATCCAGACATAGAATTAGATACTATTTTTAAGTATTTATCATTTTGTTTTGAATCAGAATCGAAGCATTCTGGATGTGTTTTAACCCATTCTGGTATTTGTTTCATATTTTTGTGTGCTACCTTTTTAATAACATTTTTCATTTTATCTTTATTATCAGTATCTTTAGTCCACTGTTCATCATCTTTAATGTAAATAACTTCTCTTTTTGAATCAGAACAATGTATTGGTCTCTTATGCACAGTTAATGCGTTTAAATTGTCAATCACGACCTTTGATATACCTTCTACGTATCCTAGATATCCAGTTTCTTCCAGATCTTTCACTTGTAATTGAATGGAATCAATAAAATCATTAATATTTAGTGCATCTTTACACTGTTCGTTTAGAAAAAATTGTAGATTAAAAGTTTTGTTATGACTATTTGTTGTGTTTATAGTATTATGTGTTCCATTTGTAATAACTTCCATCATCATTTTTTTCATTTCGCTATTATCTTTAATAATCATCATCATAAGTTGTTTATCGGAAAGATCATCCGACGTGTTATTATTTTGTAATTCTAATTTAGGTTCATTACATTTATTTTTATTTTTGTGTTTCCATAATCCAGCAGAAGTTTGATATAATTTATTGCAATTATTGCAGATATAACAATTGCTTAATTTTTGCTTAAAATTAGTTCCATTTAGTTCCTTCTTATGTTTAGCACTCATTAAGTGATTGTCAAAATTACTCTTCCGCTCGGTTTTATAGTCACAAGTATCACAGTAATATTTTTTGCTTAATTTTTGCTTAATTTCAGTTCCATTTAGTTCCATACATTAGAACAAGAAAAAGACTTTAAATGTTTTTCTCAAAAAATTATAATCACAAATATTTTCATCATTTTTTTAAAATAAGAGCATTATGATAACAAACCCATTTTCATTGATCGTTTTCAGGAAAGTCATGGCACTTTTCAATTTTGGACATTTTTAAAAATGTCCATTTTCGAAAACCTAATCACTTTTATAAATCAAAATTACCTTACTGAAAACACCCCCAATAATATAATTATATATTTCTGACCTAAATTGGTTTGGAAAATATATAATTAGATATTTAAATAATTTATCAGGTTACTACTATTTATAGTTCCTAATCCGGTAGCTAGATCAAATCCATATTTTGCTACATTACCTCCAGATGCACCACTTGTTATGTCATTAAAACACACGTCATATATTGAAGGATTATATAGGAGAGGTTGAATAGAATTACTTAAACCTGGAATAGTAGTTAAACCGGATTTATTGTTATTTAACCTATTTTGTATTGCTAATGAAATTATACCAGCTGTTAAAGGTGCAGATAAGGAAGTTCCACCTGCTCTATATGGTTTTTTATTTGCCACAATTACTACTCCTGTATTTGGATTACCAACACTACACACATCTGGGACCATTCTTCTATTACGCTTGTTTGAAGTTAAAATAGGTTGATAACTTGGTTTACTGAAACTTGCAGAAAAACCTGATCCACTTAAAGACCAAGGGGTTTCAAATAGTCTTTCACTTGCATTATTCAAATATAACGATGTTCCTCCGATCGACATAACATTTGGACTCACAGATGGAAATCCTTGTCTATTTGAATTACCACTAGAAGCCAAATAACATGTTTTATTATTATTACATATATTTGTCCAATTAGGACTATTTCCCGAATCAGCTTGACCCCAAGACATTGAAACAATATCTGGATTAAATCTATTTGCATATTTTACAGCATTAGCCATATCATTAAAATTATTTGATCTGGCTTCAACCAAAATAATTTTTGCATTAGGATTTATAGCAAAAGACCATTGCACATCTAATGTTGTTTCTACAGCCCAACCAGGAACAAATCTATTTCCTGCAAGGTTATATACACTTAAATCGCATCGAGGTAAATTAAACCTCGATGAAAAAGCAGCCATATCTGTATTTAAATATGGATTATGAAATGCTGATATTATTGCAATTACTACTTTTCTAACATTAGGTAATTTTTGAATAACTGGAACATTATAAGCTTTTTTAATTTGAGATGGGATATATAATGGATTACTTACGGCCTTTGCAAATACAGATATATTGTCATTATTTTCAAAGTCAAAATCTAAATCAACATCTAAGTTTTCTAGAGTATGAAATGTTTCAACAAATTCGTCTAAATTATTATTTACATTTACATTTACATTTGTATTAAAAATGCATTCTAATAGTTCTTTTTTATCATTAGTATGTTGTTTACAAAAATTTGCTTTTCTATTTAAACCGCCTGCAGAAGATGATAAATTTATTGGGATTCTCATATATTAATAACTAACATTATTTTTTGAATTTAAGAAGACAAACTCCGCCAGATACTTTGTCTTTTTTTGTTTCCTCTTCTTCTTCAATTTCTATCTCTTCTTCTGAATCGGTATCATCCGTAATACTTTTATCAGATGAACTACGACTACTTGGTTTAACACTTACATTCTTTTGTTCTTTAGGTTTTGCTTTTTGTTTAATTTCAGTTGGTTCATAGGTTACCTTCCACTTTGACGCATCTGGATCATATGATGCACTATGTGCCTGAATAATTTTATAATTTTGATTCTTGTAAAACTTCTTTCTTTTTGCCCATTGTCTTTGGAAGTTATCGTGCGTATCAATAATGTCCACAACTATAGGTGCAAATTCGTGTTTTTGTCTTAAAATTCTTCCAACTGATTGTTCGATATTTGTCATTGGAGTTATCATAAAAAGAGTAGTCAGTGATTTAATATCAAGACCTTCTGCTGCCATACTATAAGTAGCTAAAACAATTTGTTTTGATTCACTAACTTTTAATGCAGCTTCTTTCATTCCTCCAACGTAATAACCAACTGTTGTAATATTGTGATGAAGAATAGCATCATACATATATTTCAAAATATTCTTATATGAAGCGATAATCATTATTTGTTGTTTTGGATTTTCTTGAATCATATCTTTTAATACTTTAATTATAAATTCTGATCTACGATTATAGTTACATATTTTACTAAGCATTTTTGATGCGGCAGTTTGACCTCTAAAATCTAATTCCAATTCATTATATTCTTCATCATTGATTTGATACGTGATTCCTCTGACTATAACACCTTCATCTTTACTTCGTTCCTGCTTGTAAACAACTTGACCTAAGAACATTTTAAATACTTTTGTAGTTCCATCTTTACGATTCATTGTAGCGCTTAAGCCAAGCATATATTTTGTCACTAATTTGAACAGAGCACACGAAAATACTTCTGAAGAAATATGATGAACTTCGTCAATAATAGTGAATCCAAAACTATCAAACATTGTGCTAGGATAATCTTTCATTGATAAGCTCTGTAACATACACAATACAATGTCTTTGTTGTCAATATCAATAATTTGGCCTTGGATCTTACCAATTCTAGCAGTTGGATAATATGTATTAATGCGTTCAATCCATTGATTCATTAAAAACTCCTTATGAACAATGATTAGTGTTTTTTTCTTTAATTTTGCAATTGTATATAAAGTACTATCAGTTTTTCCCCAGCCACAAAAAAGTTCCAATAATCCTCCACCACCGCACGATACGTGGTCTAAATATTTATTAATAACAGGGGTCTGATAGTCGCGAAGAGTTCCTTGAAATGTGAGGTTAATGTCGTCACCCTCAGAAATTTTAATTTCCTTGGCTAGGCCAAAGATTTCCTCGCCAAAATATCGAGGAACATAAATTTTCTTATCGGATTCACGGTAAGCAGGAAACGATTTTTGAACTTGAACAGGTGATCCAGGGACATAAGGTTTAACCATAAGCATTTCTTTTAAGGCAAGCTGATGTTTGATAGATAATTCAGATTTAAGTATAGTGTATCCTTTATTGCCTAAATATGTATTAATATTCTGAGGCCAATCAATAATAGTAGTATTTGTATTAGTCTTTTTATTCATTATTTAGCGTAGCAATACAATATTTAGCACAATAGTTTTAGATTGTTTCTTTTAATATAATTCCTACCTTTAGAAAAGGTGAAGCCAAATTTTGTTATACTTTTTAAAAAAGTATATTTTTTTAAAAGTATAATATATAAGATGGACTATTTAAGTACTTTATTTGACAAGAAAAACATGCCACAACTAGTATTATCTGTATTATTCGTTATTTATTTAGTGATGGGATACAAAATGCCAGAAGGAGTTGCAACAATGATTGATTCCACTGCTGGAAAAATAATTGTAGTTTTGGTAGCATTAATGTTATTCGCATATTCAAATCCAATTTTAGGTGTATTAGCTTTGTTAGTTGCTTATCAGATGATCAAGGGAGCTTCAGTAAAAACAGGAATGGCTGGTTTAGAACAATATTATCCAACTCAACAAAAGAAGTGGAGTCCGTTTACTCCCGCTCATCAATTTCCTTATACTTTAGAGCAAGAAATGGTTAAAACAATGACAACTCAAAAATTTAACACTGATTATGTAAAGATGCCTTTTAGGCCAACGCTAGATGATACACACGATGCTGCGCCTTTAAGTTCTTAAATAATATATTATTAAAACTATTTAAAGACCTTTCACAAGTTATGAAGTCCTTTTAAATAATATATTATTTCCTCCATTTTGTTCCACCACCATTTAAACTATCTCCAACTGCTTCTATTGATCCGCCTTTTGCTGGTTTAAAAAAACTCAATAGCTTTTTTGTTGCATATAGTATTATTATAAATAACAACGATCCTAATATTAGCTTAACTACTGGGTTAGCCAACCATTCGCTAAATGACATTGTTGCTCCACCCATATCAGTTATCACTTCAGTATTTTCATCTGATGAACCAACTGGTTGACAATCTATATAGATGTCATTTCCTGCTGCTCCACCCTTTCCTGGACCCTTATCATTATAAAACAAATTAGGTCCTGTTTTAATATCATATGGATTACTTTGTATTATTGATTGTAATTTTGTAAGGGTTTCTGGCATCATATCTAAAGATGCTTGCAATGGATCATATACAATATATTCTACTGATGAAGAACACGGTTGATATGGCTCTGTTGCTGAATAAGCGAAAAAAGGTTTTTTAGGAACTATTGCCGATAAATTATATCTAGGTATATTTACTGTTGTTGATTCTCCATCTGAAGGTGCACTATTAGCAACTGTATCTATTACTGTTTTAAAAAACATAGCACTAACACTTGATGTATTATTACTTTTAATTGGAATACAAACTAACAAAGGTTTTGCTCCTGTATTTGATGAATGAATAATCACTAATTCACCATCTGTTTTTGAACCATTATATGAGTGTAAAGATGGTATATATAGCCTTATTTCTTGAACATCGTATCCTGATGCATTATATAATACTGGCGGAGATGAAGATTGATCATATGACAATTTTAGATATTCTCCTCTATTTGTTGCGATACATGAACTGTTATTGTAACTGAAACTATATGAACATTTTAAATCACATTTACCCTTTATATTTGACATACTTATATCTATTGGTGCTGTAGCATTTGGACAACTCATTTATATTATACTTTTAAAAAAAAGTATAGCAAAACATATTAATATATTAAGGAATTCATTTTTGTTTCTTTAGTATACTTTTATTAAAACCTTTTCTAAAGGTAAAATATGAAATTAACTAAATTTCGTTTACAAAGAACTATTAATAATACTAACAAACAAACAAGAAAAAAATTTAAAAAACATATTAAGGTTTTACATCATACTAATACAAAGCGTAACCGTAAACAGTTCAATTTACATAACAGAAGCATACGAAACTGGAGTTCTTAAACGGTAAATTCTTAAACAAATGGTAAATATTTAATTGTATCGTTTTCATATACAGTTGTTTTGAAGGCATCATTATATCCCTCTACATAAACAGTGTCGCCTGAAAATATTTGATCAACGCCATAATCATTTAATGCACTACGACCCTTAAAAGATATTGGTAGTTTAACATTATTATGCTGATTTGATATTGTATAATATTGCCATTTATCACGATTTGTAAATAATGGGCGACCCATTAAAGGCAATATATTGTCTTTTGATGCTCCATTCAATGGTGTAATTATTCCCATTTGACGATACGTTGTATCGACTGCACCTATGTTAGTCGATACATTAATTGGAACAGTATTGGGAGGTCTATATGTTAATTCAGGAACAAAATAACGTTCATCTCTATAAGGAGCAGCATATGGATTTAATAATACATCTTTTGGCAAATTTGTATAAGGCCAACTAGGTAAAAATCCACCAAACCAACCTGCAGCACCAGCGCTATCTCTTTTATCGTTAATTGTAATATTATCACGATCATTTACTGTAATATTTTGCTTTGTATTCGAATAAATAAAAAAACCTAATATAAAAAGAATTATGAAAAGTAAAAACAATGTCACGTTTTCAACACAAATAACTCCTGGAGGGCACTTTTTCATTAATATATTATACTATTAAAAATATATTAATAACTTTATTTCACAAGTAGTTATGAGATTTGTAAATTTTAATTACTTTTATTAACAGCAGTTGGAGCATTTACTAAAGAAGACAGTCCACCGAATGTTTTGGATAGTTCACCCATATCAATGCCTTTTAACATATTTTGAGCTCCTTCTAAAACAGGAACCATCTGATTCATTGTATTAAACAAGTTTTGTTGTTGCTGCATTAGTTTTTGTGTATCGCCTGTTAGTTGCTTAATAGAATCAGATCCCAACAATGAATCTAAATTCTGGTATGATTGTTCAATTGTTGCCGCATAATCTAAACGTGGACCAAAATGGTCTGAAGTTTTTCCTTGTCCTTTCTTAGAAGCGGAAGCAGAGAACCCCTCAGGTGCAGTAGGATCAGGAGTTGATTGATTAAGATCTTGATTGTTGATATCATCTATATTTCCATTATCCGATAAATTTGCTCCAACAGCTTGTTTTTTATTTTTAAGTGCATCCATAGTTGCAGAATTTTGAACAATTGGCAGATTTTGTGCTATTTCAGGATCCGTTGCATCAACATTTTCTAAAGCAGAAGCAACAGGAGTATTAGAAGTAGTAGTTGTAGAAGTGGAAGGAGGAGTAGAAGTAGTTGTAGAATCAGGACTAGTAGAAGTTGTAGAATCAGGACTAGTAGAAGTAGCATTATCCATACCTTCACGCATCATTTTATTAGACATCATAAAATTAGTAGCAATTATAGATATTAACAAAATAACCGCCATATTTTTACTAAACTGGTAAGTTAGCAAACTAACTAACGCAAAGAATATAACAGCATTTAATTTGTTAGTTACTAAATAACCCAAAACATTTGTTGCTGATAAAAATACCATGAAATACAAAAAATACTTGTTAGTTAATAACTTTGAGGATTCACTTGCAAAACTCATATTATATATATATTCTTTTAAAAAAAATTGAATAAAAAAATATTAATACAATTAAATCAAATATTTAGAATGCATACTGTTATTCAACACAATGAAAAAAATAAACATTATTTAATGTTATGTGAGTTACATTATCCAGCAATTCATGGTAAAGATAGCGACAGTGATCCATACATTGAAAGACATTTCTTAGTTAATGATAGATTCGATCCTAGAACAGGTATATCATATTATTGTTTTGACGATGACGAAGAATATGACACTGACAATGAATACGAATCAGATAATGATAATGAAGATAATAATAGAGTTGTTAAACTAAATGAAGTAATGGAATTTTTAAAAGAACATTATTCTAATCCAGCAAATTTTAATCCACAGTATTTCGGCAATCATCCTACAATTAGAAATTATCATAATATTATTTCAAGACCAAATTATATTAAACCTGAAATTGGAGAATACATTCTTCTTCCTACACAAGAAGCCGTTGCAATTTTAAAAACCGTTTGGTTAAGAATAATTCAGAGAAAATGGAAAAAAGTTTTTGCAGAGAGACAAAATATTATAAGATATCGTTGTTATCCACCCTGTTTAAGTGAAAGAGAAATTTATGGTAAATGGCCACAAATGTGTAGCAATTTACCTGGATTAAAAGGTATGTTAAAAGATCTTAAAAGGTAATTTACTTTCTTCTTGTTTTATCACGTTTACCAGAACTAGATTTAGAAGAAGATGAAGCACTAATTACTGAACTTGCTTTATCTAAATCCTTACTAGCACTATAAACATATCCTCCTCTATAAATTTTTTTAGCGAGTTTACGAGTTTTTCTATGTTTCTTTTTCATTGTCTTACGTCCACCACGTCTCTTATGTCTGCGAGATTTTCCACCATTCATAATAGTTGGAACATTTATTTTATTTTGTTGTAATATTTGTTTTAGAGTGGCAATAGCTTGTGGATCATTTCTATCAACAGAATTAACTACATCATTAATTTGTTTTTGTATTTGTCCATCAAGACCTCGAATAAATCGTCCAAACTGTCCATTATCTTTATTTAAATGTAATTCACGTAATTTATTAAAGTTCTGTTCTACGTCATATAATGGTTGTTGAACTGGAGCTGCTTCAGCTCCACCTTCACCTTGACCTGCACTATTTAACATATCTACAATTGCTTTAATATTATCTGTAACAGCTCTAAATTGTTCAGCGACATCTCCATTATCTAGATCGCCTAGTTCATTAGCTATAGTATCTATTAATTGAATTTGATTTACTAACGCAGTATTTAATTGACCAATTTTTTGAATAATAGAGTCAATTTGCTGTTGAGCAGAAGCTAAATTTTTTTCCGCTTCTGCTTTTTGCTTATCTAATTCTCTAACTTGTGCATCCAATTCTTGAATTGCTTTGTCCTTTTGTTTTCCTGAATTAGTTAATTCAGTTATTTGTTGTTCCTTTTCTGCAATTTGTCTATTTATTTGGTCCATAGTTTGTTGTAACTGTTGTAAGTTTTGATTAGCCTCATTTAGTTGACCTTTTGTTTGATCTAATTCTTCTGTTTTTTGTTGTAAAGCTGATTGGCTATCTTGTAATTGTTTACGAAGTTGAGGTAAAGCCTTCAAATTATTATTAGTTTTTAAAGAATTAAGTTGTTCAACAACTTCTCGCAATTTTGCAATAATTTGAGCTTTGTATTCTCTTACTCTGGTTTTACCGGTCTCAACTTTGTCTGTAATTGTATTAATAGTTGTGCCTAGACCGGCTAACGCTTGATTTAACGGACTATTTGGATCTTCTGCCATTTATATATTAGTATTTTATTTTTTTTAAAGTTTACGATTGGTTTACAAAATTATTCTATTAATTCGTCTAATTCTACCTTAACTTTGTCAATTTCCCTTATAATATCTTTTTGATCGTGTTTTGCAGTTCTTAATTGGTCATCAACTAAATGTTCTGTCTTCATAAGATCACTCATATATTCCTTAAGTAGCATAAGTGCGTTGTATTGTTGTTTTTTTTCTCCAACGATGTAATCATAATATTTTGTATAGTCAACCTTCACACCATCAAGATATTGATTCAGTTTTTGTTTTTTATCCAGGTCCTTCTTCTTTTTAACTAACAATCTCTTTTTATTCATTATTTCTTGTTCAATTTGTATTAAATGTAAATCCCTTTCGGCTAATGGTAAGTTCATTCTTAAATTAACTGGTTATAAAATTTTTCAGAAAATACTATATTAAAAAAATATAAAATCTACTATATAGTATATTTAGGATGTCGAAGAACAACTTAGAACCTTTGTTAGCTCCAGACGATAATAGATTTGTAATGTTCCCTATTCATCATCAGGATATTTGGAAAATGTATAAAAAACAGGTGGATTGTTTCTGGAGAGCAGAAGAAATTGATTTATCTAAAGATTTAACACATTGGGAAGGTCTCAATAAAGATGAACAAATATTTATTTCTATGATCCTTGCATTTTTTGCAGCTTCAGATGGAATTGTCTTAGAAAATTTGGCTCAACGTTTTATGAGCGATGTTCAAATATCCGAAGCCAGAGCATTTTATGGATTCCAAATTGCTATGGAAAATATCCATTCAGAGAGTTATAGTCTTTTAATAGAAACATATATAAAAGATAAAGAAGAAAAGAGTAAACTATTTAATGCGATTACAAATTTTCCATGTATTAAAAAGAAGTCTGATTGGGCTCAAAAATGGATGCATGATAATCGTTCCAGTTTTGCCACGCGCTTGGTTGCGTTTGCTTGTGTAGAGGGTATATTTTTCTCGGGTGCGTTTTGTAGCATCTTTTGGTTAAAGAAACGCGGTTTAATGCCTGGACTCACATTTAGTAACGAACTTATTTCACGCGATGAAGCACTTCACTGCGAATTTGCTGTATTATTATATTCCAAGCTTGTAAAAAAGATTGATAAGGCTCGTATTCATGAGATTATTAAAGAGGCCGTTGAAATTGAAACTGAATTTATTTGTGACGCATTACCGTGCCGTTTGATTGGAATGAATAGCCAAATGATGACACAATATATTCAATTTGTGGCTGATCGATTATCGGTTCAACTTGGATACAAAAAGATATATAATGTAGCGAATCCTTTCGATTGGATGGAACTAATTAGCCTCGAGGGGAAGACTAATTTTTTTGAGCGTAAAATTTCAGAATATGCTTTAGCAAATAAAACTATTTCAGATAATGACTTTGAATTAAGTGAAGATTTTTAAAATTGATTTAATTAATTATAACTTAAATATAACCAACTATAACCATTTATAACCCACCAATGCCGAAAAGCCAAACGGATTATTCTTCCACGATTATTTACAAGATCTGTTGTAAAGATTTAACAATTACAGATATTTATATTGGTCATACAACAAATTTCAATGAAAGAAAAAAAAGACATAAAAGATGTTCGGAGGATATTTTATATACCAGGTATGTATATAATTTTATTAGAGATCATGGTGGTTGGGAAAATTGGGGAATGATTCAAATTGAAAATGTTAGTTGTAAAGATAAACGAGAAGCTGAGGCAATAGAACATAATTGGATAGAAAGTTTAAATGCAACGTTAAATTCTAATAAACCTTATGCTAAATGTAAAGAGGACCCAAAATTATATAAACAAATTTGGTATGAAGAAAAAAAAGAAGAAATTCTACAAAAAGCGAAACAAAATTACGAAGAAAATAAAGAACAAAAAATAGAATATCAAACACAATATGCTCAAGAAAATAAAGAAAAAATATCTGAATATCAAAAAGATTATAGAGAATCAAATAGAGAAAAACTATCAGAACAAAAAAAAATATACAGAGAAGAACACAAGGACGAAGCAAAAATAAAACAAAAGGAATGGAGAGAAGCAAATAAAGAAAAACTGAAGGCTAAAAAAAGTGAAGTTATTAACTGTGAATGTGGTCATCAATATACATTCGGAAACAAACACAGACACCTTCAGTCAAAAATTCATTTACAATATCAAGAACACCCAAATTTAGAAAGCATTTAAAATCAGACATTATAATATTTTATTAAGATTTAAAAATAATTAGTATAATACATATATATAATGTGGGTTGATAGTTTGCTTTTATCTCTTTTATTTTTTGTTAGTTCATCTTCTTTTGAATATACAGATGAAGCATTAATAGATCAAGTTACTGAATTACCCGGTTTACATTGGAAACCAACTTTTAATCAATTTAGCGGATATTTAAATCTTGAAGGAACCGAGAAGAATATTCACTATTGGCTAGTTGAATCAGAAACATCCCCCGAATCAGCACCTGTTGTATTATGGACGAATGGAGGGCCAGGATGTTCCGGATTAATTGGTTTTATGACCGAACAGGGACCTTTTAGACCTGATGTAGACGGCAATTTGGAACCAAATGTGTATGCTTGGAATAAAATTGCAAATATGGTATTTTTGGAACAACCAGTTGGAGTAGGGTTTTCTTATTCAAATAATAAAGATGATTATAAGATTGGAGATGATCAAGCAGCAAAAGATAACTTAGCTACAATTCTAGCATTTTTTGATAAATTTCCTCATTTCAATCATAGTAAATTATTTATTACATCGGAATCATATGGAGGTCATTATATGCCAACATTAGCTAACGAAATAATTAATTATAATGATGCGCAAACATATGCATCATTAAGAATAAATTTTCAGGGGTTTGCAGTTGGAAACCCTTATACTGATTATTATTCAGGAGTTGGAGCAGAAATGGAAACATATTGGGGAAAGCAATTATTGCCAAAGCCATTATGGGATAAATATTTAGAATACAATTGCACTGATCCAGTTCAGCAATTAAATTCTTCTACTTGCTCACTATTAATTTTGAATTTTATGAAAAAGATAGGAAATTTGAATCCGTATGCTTTGGATTATCCTGTTTGTTTATCCCAACAACAATTAAGAATGAGAGAATTTTTAAGAGATGAAATCGAAAATGTAAGCGATTCAATCCAATATGAACCGTGTGAAGGGTTATATTCATCAAATTATTTAAATAAAATGGAGGTAAAGGTAGCATTACACGTTCATCAAGATATTGAATGGGAGGAATGTTCGAGAACAACAAAATATAATTTGGCGGATAAGATGCTTCCTATGGAAAAGTATTATAGAATTATATTGAATTCAAAGACACATCCAGACTTAAGAGTATTAGTTTATTCCGGGGATGATGATAGTGTATGTGGAACAATTGGAACTCAAAGATGGATCTATAATTTAGGATTTCCAACAACAAGTTTATGGGATACATGGTATAATACTGATGGTCAAACAGCTGGATTTGTAACTAAATTTAAGACACCTTTTACAAAAGATAGTCGCTTTTCATTTATTACAGTTCACGATGCAGGCCACGAGGTGCCCACATATAAGCCAAAAGACGCATTAGAATTGTTTGAAATGTATATAAATAACAAGATTTAAATAAAACAACAAGATTTAAATAAAATAATAAGATTTAAAAAAATAAATTAGATATATTTTTTTAAATAATATATTTAAAATGATATCATGTAAACTAGCAGGAGGATTAGGAAATCAATTATTTCAAATATTTACAGCCATTGCATATGCTTTAAAATATTCAAAACCTTTTTTCTTTTTGAATAATCATCAATTAGGAGATGGATCTAGTGATGTAATAATAAGATATACATATTGGGAAACCTTTTTATCAAGTTTAAAACCATTTTTAAGAAGTATAGATAGTATTCCACAATTAATGTTTATAAAAGAAAAAAAATTTAATTACAGCGAATTACCAGAAAATTTTGAAAAGAATTATGGAACTTTGTTAGTTGGTTACTTTCAAAGTCCATTATATTTTGATAAATATAAACAGTTAATCTATAAACTAATTAAATTAGATATAAAAAAAATTATAGTAAAACAAAAATCACATATAAATTTTGATAATATTCATATTATTTCATTGCATTTTAGATTTGGAGACTATAAAAAATATCCAGATATTTATCCAATTCTAGGTGAACAATATTATAGTAATGCTATAAATTTCATTTTATCTGAAATAAACACTAATAGAACAAAACCATTAGAAATTTTATATTTTTGTGAGAATGAAGATTTAAAAGAAGCAGAAAATATAATAAAAAAATTATATTTACAATTTCCATCAATAGCATATCAAAGAGCAAATCCATCAATGGAAGATTGGGAACAAATGTTATTAATGAGTTTATGTGATTATAACATAATAGCAAATAGCACATTTAGTTGGTGGGGTGCATATTTAAATGATAATCCAGGTCAAATAGTATGTTATCCAGAACATTGGTTTATGCCACAGGCAAAAAAAGATGTATCGGATCTATTTCCAGAACATTGGAGTTGTATAGCTTTAGATTGAAAATCATATCTATTTAAATAAATGTCTTTCATTAAACCTTTTAATCATTTCTTCTTTATCTAGATCTTGCATATGCTTCTCAAAATTTGTCACACGTTTTTCAATGTCACTATAGTCTTCTCTTTGAACTACAGTTGGAGGAACTATTAAATACCATTTATATAAATCTTGTAAAATAAACCAATATTTATCAATAGCATATTTTTTGTGTTCTGTCGGTTTATTAAGTAAATGAGTCAGACCCATTTTAACATTTTGCACTAAGTTCTTTATATAATGCCCATTTACAATGTATCCTGTTGTGGTTTGGCATCTAGATACTTTTATACATGTATGATCAATTGATTCATAAGGCGGTATATTATTCCCAGCCAACAATATTACATCCCAATCATTTTTGTGTAGTTCAAAAAATTGGTTTATTTGGTTTTTAAATAATTCTGGATCCAAAAATTTTATATCGTCTTCAATAATTAATATGTGATCTAAATTATTTTTTTGAGCATCTTGTAATAATTTTAGATGACTCATACTACAACCAATTGCCCCATTTTCCATTTTTATTGCATTAAATCTTTGTGCTGCTATTCCAATCTTAAGTAATTCTGACTCAACGTGTTCTTTACGGTCAGTTCTATGTTCTAAATTAATATAAAACGCGTTTTTTATATCCTCGAGGGTTTTTATTGACATTATAAAATATTTACAGTTTATTTTTAAATATTTTACACAGTAACTTGTATTTTTAACGATAAACTCCTCCCAATCTTATATGTGCGGAGGCAGTAGCCTTTGGTTTTGCTGCAATAATTCTGCTATATGCAGGAGAGAATTTATTTACATTTGGAGGAATCATACGTTGAGCTGAATTCATTTGTCTCATAGCTTCATTATATTGTTGTATTTTTAATAGTTGTTGTTGATGTTGGTTTATGTTTTGTGGTGGTGGTGGAGGCATAGATGGAGGCATTACCTCTTTTGTTGGATCAGTTGAGTTTTCATAACTATACTGGATAATTTCATTAGCAGCTTTTTCTCCATATTTTTGCACCATTTCTTTTTTCTTTTCTAAAGTAGGATAAAATGGAATGTTAGACCAGTCATCTGTAAGGGCATCAACCTTTTTAGTTCCAATTCTATCTGGATGTATAATTTTACGTTTTGGTTCTCTTAAATCATATTTATGGTAGTTATCGTTTTCAAAAACTGTTCCGGTCATAAATGTTGAAATATTTATTATAAATAATTTATCAAAAGATACTACATGAATATTATCCAATGGATTAGTTGATTCGGTATCAATTGTATAATTTAATTTATGAATAGTTCTTATTCCATCAATCCCATCATCGTGTTGAGCTCTCCATGGGTCCTTTCTATTAATTATACGCGTAACTCCATCAAAAAGTTGTAGAATATTTGGATTTCCAATTGGAAAAAACTGGCTTCTATCAATTTTCAAGCCTATTTTTTCACATCTAGTTTGCAACACATTGTCTTCCATTCCCCATCCCCAGAAATTTGGATATCCATTTGTTGCTTCAAAATCAGATCCTTTTATTGAAACAATTCCTCCTAAAGCATATTTAAATCCATAAAAATGTTTAACAATACCTGGAACTGTTTCATAATCAAATAGATTTGCAAATGGTATAGTATCTACATCATTAAAGACAATTGTAATATTTTTATAATCATTTGGATATTTATTTTTAATGGCTAAAAATCCTATATTCTTGGTTCCACCTCTATTAAATGAACGAGGATCACATTGATGTGAAAAGTAAATTTCATAATCATCTCTATCGCTCAATATTGTAGTTACATAATTTGAAAAAAAGAATTTATGTTGAGGTCTATTTCTATAAGGAACAATAAATACAATCTTCGGTGCACTTGTCATAATATTAATAATATGCTATTTTTATATTAATAAGATTACGAATAATAGATTTATGACGATTAAGTTGTTTTCTTAAATAACAATAAAATATATTTAAAGTGTCATTATAATGATAGTATAGTTATAATGAACTATTTTTTAGAACCATTTATGGCTGTATGTATTTTTCTAATATTTTTTCCATTTTTACATCAAATGTTTATTCTTTGTATATTTAATTGTGTTGAATATGCAATTGAAGTGTTAGATAAAATAAAAATATATTAAAGATATAAACTCATAATGCTTATCTATAATGTTTGAATGTATACTAAAGTTTTTCTGTAGATCTAAAAAAATATCATTAGATGATCTTAGAACTAAGAGAGAAAGAAGAATTAATCCATTATAATCAAGCAGTAATAGATATATTTGTAAGAGGCGAATATTTATTCAATACTACTGAAGGAACTAATTCGGTTGTCATTTTTTCAAGTTTTTTGAAACATTTATTAATAGTAACTTCTGAAATTTCACTAATATTTTTAACATCGCGCTTAGAAACATTTAATTTGCAGAGTTGCGAAATAAAGTATACAATCCCAGCGGCAATTGAATGTGGTGTATTTTCAGGCATCAAATTCTTTTTCTCAATTTTAATAGCAATAAACTGACATAACTTGGTAAGTTCAGTATTGATGCTTAGTTTGCTACAATATCTCTCAATAAAATCCTCTGGTTTAGTTTTACAGAATGATGTCTTATCTTTATTATCCATATCTTTCTCTAAGACATTAATAATCGTTTGAGCATTTTTACATCCTTGAGTAGAGCTAGTAACATCTAAATGAAATACAGTTGCCAACTCTTTAGCTGTTCTTGGATAGTTATTAATTCTACATGATATGTAGATTGAAGCAGCCATTAATCCATCTTTATTATCTCCTCTAAATGTTTGTTCATATTCAGAAATCTTTTTATGATAACGAATAGCATCATCAATAATCTTCTTAGATATTCCTGCATTATTAGCATAAATAGTAATGCGTTGAAATTCATCATATTGTGATTTCTCTTTATATGGCATAGATTGCCACTCGGTATATCGTCTAATTTTACGCATTTCATAAGATGATTTGCCCATACATAAAACTTTGCAACCAAAAGAAGATTCTTCAAGTAAAGGATTAACAGGCATTCCACATCTGGTTGGATCAGAATTTTGATTATCATCCGCTCCATAATATCTCCATTCAGGAGATTGATCTAACATATCCTTATAAATAATACCACATTTGTTATTTGTGCACGTTAAGAAACCTTCATCTGAAAATGCTAAAGAATATTGACATCTTTCACAATGTTCTCTACTTCCTATAGTTCTATATAAACATTCTAATGGGTCTTTTTGTTTGTCAGGGTTAATTACTTCCGATTCAAAAACATTCCAAAGCTTTGTCTTATCAATATTATTATCTTTATTCTTTTTACTTCTTTCGTTGTTCATCATGTATTATTGTTTATTGAATTAGAAAATATATTTTTAAATCAATTTTATTTATTATTTGTCAATAATGATTTTTTTACATTTTTGTTTAAATACTTTTTTAAGTGTATATTATATGGGAAATCAAACTTCTACTATAAATAAAGAACAGCAAACTGGTGAACTAAAGCCAAAATCCATTTCTCAAATTCTTGATTATATAGCAACTTATTATATTTTAACAATGGATTTCAAGAGTTTAAGAAAACTATATGAAAAAGAATATTGTGACAAATTAGTTATATTAACATCTGATATTGTTCAGCGTTATTTTACTGATCTAGAAATAACATATTTAGCCCAGCGTATAAAAAATGGAGTTGAAGTAAATGAAATAGACAAAGATAAGGTAATATTTTTTGATAAAGATGATCTAAGCAAATTAGATATTCAAAATTCGATTAAAAAGAAACGTATATGTCTAGGAATAGCAAAATTCTATATAAAAATAGCACATATCTTTGCTGCTATAGTTACTACAATTAATCCTGTATATGTTTATAAGGATGAAGAAGGAAATACTGTCCAAGCATCATTATATGAAAAGGGTAAAATACCAGCAAAAACTCCTAGAGACATATATAAATTAAATATTTGTGATAATCGTATAAATTCTTTACAAAACAAACAATCATTAGACCCAGATGCTAACGGAGATATTTCAGTAGGACCAAAAGTATGTAGTATAAATATTGGAGATAATGGACTAGATAAAACATTAGAAGATGAACCTGGAATTCCAGAATTGATGGAATTATATTATGATGATAATTATGATTTTAAGACAGGTAAATTTACTGGAATGTCAGAGAAAACACAAAAGATATTTCAAGAAGATCTGAAGATATTTTATAATGTTTTTACTGGTAATTCAGGACTTCCTCCAGGCATAACTAAATTTAGTGATATTAAACTAAGAGATTATCATAGAATGGATAGATGTCAAGGTTCAGATCCACAATTTGAGAGAAAGTATAAAGGACCATTAACTAACAAATTGTTTAATGATTATGCTGAAAATTTAAAAAAAATGATACAAACAGCTAATAAAAACCAAGAGGCATTATTAAATATAATTAATCAATTATTTGTATATACAATAGATCCGCAATCAGGTAAAAAACAAATTCGCGTTAGTCCTTCTTTAACTGAAGAGCGTCTACAAGAGATTGTTGTGGAAACAAGAGCATTAATAATTAAATTATATTTATCGTGCGAAATAGATTATGTAAATGGGTTAAAAATGTATGAAGCAATTGTGGAACAAAAAATATTAGAAACAGCACAAAGTCAAATAACTAATCTGGAAAAAATTTCAGATCAATTGATAATAGAAGATAAAGTTCCTATTCCAGCTGAAGTGCAAGAAATAAATGAAAATAATGAAGAAAAAATTGTTGAAAAGCAGAAAGAAATAGAAAAGAAAGTAAATGATATTAAGAAGATTGAAGAAGTTAAAGTGGAGACAAATAATGCGGATATAGTAAATCCTATAAAAGAAGAGGTAAAAGAGGAGATAAAAGTTGAGGTCGATGTTCCTCCAGTAGTAATTCAACCAGTAATTCAACCTGTAAGTAAAATATAATATCAATATAAGTTATAATGGCTAACTGTCCTTTATATAATGGTCAAAATTTAAATTTTACTGGAGATAAAAATCCTTACGGTTTGATTCAGAAAGCAGGTAAAAAAAGATCAAAAAAGTCTATGCGTAAAAGAGGAAAGAGTAGACGCACAAGAAAAGTAAGAAAAACAAGAAAATATAGGTGTTAAAATTTAGCAAAAAATAAAAATAAAATATTAAGATAATATATAAAATGGTTAAAACTCGTAGTCAAACACGCACTAGAAAGCAAATCTACCGTGCTCGCGTTAAATCTTCCATCTGTCGTGGAAAAACATTTACAACTTGCAGACTTAAGAATGGTTGCAAGCGCACAAGACGTGGACGCAGAAAGTCGTATTGCCGTCAAACCAAAAATCGTCACGCATAAATTTCTATAAAAATTAAAAATTAAAAATTAAAAATTAGTTTATAATCTTTAATTTTTAATAAAATAGTTGTCTATTTGATCTAATAGATCCTCCAGTAGAACCAAAAACTGACATATATTTTTTTGCTCTACATGTTTTCATTCTACATTTTAATTGAGTAGCCTTTTTAGCATCTTTATTACAGTCTCTATGGGGTTTTTTACAATTCTTACGTGTTTTTTTAGACGAGCGTATAGCCATTTATATTATTACTTAATAATATAAATTTTTATTTAAAGTATGTAATTAAATTTACATACGTCCAGCGGCGGCAGCCTTAGAGGCAGCAGCGGAGGCACTTCGGCCAGCGGCAGCGGCCTTGGAGGCAGCAGCAGAAGCGGATTTAGCGGCAGAGGCAGCACGTCCGGCAGAAGCGGATTTAGCAGCGGAGGCAGCCTTGGAAGCAGCCTTGGAAGCAGCCTTGGCAGCTGATTTAGCTACGGCAGCAGCGGCAGCAGCTCCACGAGCAGCAGCCTTTTTCATTGTGCGTGCAGCACCACGGGCGCGGCGAGAAGCAGCAGATCTAGATTTACGATGACGACGAGTAGCCATTTTATATATTACTCTTAGAAAAAAAAATAATTTTATAATAAATTTTTTAATAAATTTCTAAATAGAATGTTCTAAATTATTTCATTAATTACCAAATAGTATCCGTGGACGCCCAAAACATTTTATTGTTCTTTTTTACGTTATAAAGACTTCTAAACAATTCTAAACGAGCCAATGGACAATTTGTTCTATATTTATCCATAGGATGGGGATTAGTTTTTAACTGGGCTTTTACCGCTTCATCGAAAATTTTTTGACGCGCTTGAATTGCTATATAAACGAAGAATGCGTGAAAAGAAAGTGCACGAATAGGAACAATATCTTCATTTTTATCTTGAAAATCTCTTAAATATTCTTCACAAATTGCTAAACCAGATATATCGGCTAAATTTTCTCCTGTGCTTAAACTTGCATCCATTTTTATTCCATCATATCTGGCAAACTGTTCATATTGCTTAATAACATTTTTAACCTTTGAATTAAATTTATTTCGATCGTGTTTTGTCCACCAATTATGTAGATCACCCTTTTCATCATATTTACTTCCTAAATCATCTAAACAATGTGACATTTCGTGGCCCAATGTATATCCTATATGTGCTAAATTATATTCAATACCTCTTTCATCTAAATCAATAAACGGCTTTTGTAAATAAGCCAATGGAACGTAAATAGAGTTTTCTGTTGGCGTATAATACGCATTTACTACATATGATTGTTTACCAACCATTTTACCCTCTTCCCAATCTATTATAGGTATATCTACTTCTGAAGCTTTACCGTCTAAAGCAATCATTTTTTTTGTTCTCCAATATGCCATACGTCGCATATTTTGATATGCCTCTTTACTGCTATAATCTAATATTGGATCTTCTCTTAGAATCTTTGGACTTCCTACTTCTAATTTAATGTTTTCAAGTTTCAATAAAGCATATTTTTTTGTTTTCGGAGATAACCAGGTATTACGTTTAATAATTCTTTTATATACCGTTAATAAATCAGCAGCCATATTGTGAGTATAATCAATATATTGTTGTTTTTTATTTCTGTCTATATATTCATTTGTTAAAAATGTATTAAAACATAAGGATAATCCAAAAACAGGATATATTTCTTGTGGATAAGGAACTGGTTGTCCTTTTACAAATTTACCAAAAAAATCAAAATAAACCAATCTCCATTTACTATGAAATCTCATTACTTGTCTAAAGCATATATATAAATAATATGTTCTCCACTTTGGAGTTTTCCAAGCATCGTCTTCAGTTAAGAGTTCCATTACACATTTTAAATAGTTAGTACTTGTGCATATAAATGTGCTTGGAACTTTTTCATATCCTATTTTTTTTGCTAGTTTTTCCCAATTAAAATTATATTTGGATAAGGCTTCTTGTTTTGAAACTATATTATACCCATCTGGATCATCTTTTTTAATTGTATCACATCCTAACGCACTTAGAAGATCATATTCACAATCCCAAATATCACTAGCTTTTAAACCGTTGTCTTTACCTAAACATAAATCAAACATCGAATCTATAAATTCTAAATATCTTTGTTTAAATTCCTTTTTATATTTTTTTGTATCTTGATCATCTGCACTATCTTCAATATAAATTTGATAATCATATAATGTTAGTTGTGGAGCAGAAACAGTAGATCTATAATATTTAACGTTTTTTTCATCTTTTAAAACAGTCCATACTATGGGACTTCCCCATGAAATTATCTCATTTTTATTGATTCCGCCTAATATTTCATATATGTCATTACGTGCAATCCTTCTGTCAGTTAATTCCACATAATATTTTATAAAATTTTCTGCAGATGTATCATCTAAATTATACATAGACTCGTAAATACTTTTAATCGCTTTTGCTTTACGCGAATTATTATTTTTAATATATTCTTTTGTTATATCCATTAATTCATAATATACTTTTTCTTGAGTGACTCTAAAACTATCTATCTGAACATAATATTTTAGTTTAGTTTTTAGTTCTTGAGTTTTATCGCTTAACCATTGATAATTAATATATGTATAATAGTCATCCTGGGGTTTATATTTTGTAGGCGTAAAAGGCGTTTTAAACATTTTTATTAATTGTTCTTCAGTGTCTTCGCTGTTGTTTTTAAAGTTTTCTTCATATTCCTTTTCAAATTGATTAAACGAGTTAGCATGTTCTTGACAATATAATTTTAATTCTCTTTGATTAGGTCTAAATTTTTTTGTAACATTTATTTTATTTTTATGTTTTCTTGTATTCATATATATAATATATAAATAAATAAAACAAATATAATTGTTGTATTTATTAGATAGTTTTATCAATAATTGTTTCCTTTGCAATATTTTTAATAATTTTATTATAGTTCTTGTTAGTTTCTTCTTGACTTGATCCAGACATAGATTTGCTAACTATTCTTAAATATTTATCATTTTGTTTTGAAGTAGAGTCATTATATTCTGGATGATCCTTCGTCCATTCACTAATTTGTCGCATATTTTTATGAGCTACGTGTTTGATAGCATTTGTTAAAAAACTTTTATCTTCAGACTCTTTGTTCCATTGATCCTTATCTTTGATATAAACAATCTCTCTTTTAGAATCAGAACAGTGTATTGGTCTATCGCTTACATCCATTTTTTTTAAACCATTAATAATTATTTTGGAAATTCCTTCAGAAAATCCAAGTCTCCCAGTTTCTTCAAGATCTTTAATACCAACTTGTAATTGGCTAACGAAATCCGTAATATTCATAGCGTTTTTACACGTTTCATTTAAAAAGAAATTAAGATTAAAATTATTATTGTTAACAATATTAGAAGTTGTATTATTATTATTATTATTGCCAGAATTCTTGGCTAGTTCAAACATTTTATTATTTTGTTCAACCATCATTTGTTTAAATTCGGAATTTTCTTTTAATAAATATTCAATTAATTGTTGTTGCTTGTCTTGTGATTTCAAATCATTAATAGTCGAAATAACATTGTTATGTATATTTGTAGTATTGCACTTTTTTTTATGTCTCCATAAGCCGGAGTTATCCTTATATATTTTGTTACATATATCGCAGACAAATCCGGAGCAGATTTTTGGCATATTTTGATTGCTAATAATTGATTTGTTATGTTTCCTGCTAATTAAATGGTCATCATAACTACTTTTTTTACTGGTTCCATAGTCACATTTTTCACAATAAAATTTTGGGCAGATTTTTGGCAGATTTTTATTGCTAAACATTGCTATATATTGGCCATAAAAAAAATTCCAGGATTTTTCTCAAAAAAATTATCATAACGTTTCAATAATTATTTTTTCTGTGATCCAGAGCATTATGGTAACAAATCTGGTTTTAGAGGGTCTTTTTCAAAACTTTTTTTGGGTTTTCATTTTTGGACATTTATTTTTGTCCATTTTTGAAAACCAAATCACTTTTATAAATCGAAATTGCCAAAAATATATATTATTCTTAAAAGAACTTAAAGAGCTTTAAGTTACTTTTTAATATATATTAACCCTAATTTATCTTATTCTCTATCTTGTTTAATAGATCTTCGCTATATACTAATTTACCCGATGGCTTATACGAGTTAATTGGTGTGTATTTTTTACTATTCTTTATTTGTTGTATTGATCCTTGCTGTTGTTCTACTTGTTCTTCCTCATCTTCTTCTTTATCTTGTTCTATTATACGACCATATTCATTTACTTGCACACCAGTCTTCTTTTTTATCTCAGTTCTCACATATGATGGCACCCAATGATCCCAACAAATAAATATTGTATTCGGATGAAAGTATCTCACATTAAAACCATTCTCTTGTAATGCATTCATTAAGTATGCTATACATCCTGCTTGATCATACTTCGGAACACCTATTATTATTTCTGGAACAACAAACCAACAAAACTTTTCGTGAATACTTTGTTTTGCTGTTGTTTTTATTCTGACATGAATACGATTTAATATTTTTTTAAATAACTCTAACTTATTCTGGTCTACTTGGCGTTTTTTTTCGTATAATTCATCTATATTTATCTTCTCTGAAAATTCTGTAAAGTTTTCCAATGTAAAAATATTTGCCATTTAAATCAATATAAGAAAAAAAAATTAAATATTAATTGTAATATTAAGTATGACTATAAAACATTTAGTTATTAGTGGTGGTGGCCCATTGGGATTAAGATACTTAGGTGCTCTCGAAAAATTAGAACAAGAAGAATTTTGGAGTTTTGACGACATTGAATCTATTTATGGAACATCAGTTGGGGCAATTATTGGCACCTTTATATGTTTAAAGTATGATTGGGAAACTTTAAACAAATATATTATTGAAAGACCTTGGCAAGATGCATTTAAAGTCAATCCTAAACAAATCTTTGATTCATACTATAATAAAGGTCTATTTGATAAAAAATTAGCAGAAATCATTTTTAAACCATTACTAGAAGCCAAAGATTTAACTTTAAATATTACATTAAAAGAATTTTATGAATTTTCCAAAATTGATCTACATATTTTTACATTTGAATTACATAAATTTAAAACGGTTGAATTATCACATACTACTAATCCTGATTTAGGTTTATTACAAGCATTAACTATGTCTTCCTCTTTACCCGGTATATTTATGCCAACTATTATGGATAATTGTTGCTATATCGATGGAGGTGTAATGTGTAACTATCCTTTAAATCAATGTCTAAAAGATCATACTAACAAAGATGAAATATTAGGTATTAAAAGTTCGTATAATAAAGAAACTGATAATTTTGCTAACGTAGAAGTTACAGCAGAATCATCATTATTAGAATATGTTCTATGTCTATCAATTAACTCAATGAATTATATAAGAGATAGCGTCAAAATGGATAACATTACAAATACTGTTCGCTGTTATGTAACAGATAATCCATTAACTTTGGATGCAATACAAGAGTCAGTGAGGAACCAAGAGTTAAGACGTGAGTGGATGAAACAAGGAGAAGAGGATGCATTAGAATTTTTATCTACAAAAAACAATTCAACCACCTAAAAATGGTCTTTCTTTCGTCTTATCCAACTGATATATTTATTACCTGGCTTATAATTTTGTTCATCATATATTTTTCTAAAATCTTCTGCGTGTGTATTACAAATACAGATTTTTTCTTTTTCGTTACATAAATAATCTGTTTTTTTATAAATAGGCTGGGATAAATAAAAATCCAACATATTATTTATTATTTCTTCTTTTCCAGGATTATTTTGAAAATATTCATCTGTGAACATTGTATATTTAACTTTTATAGGATCTAAATAAGGAACATCAATCACTTTATATGACTCTCTTATCTGTTCTATTTTTGAATCAGATAATGATGTAAAAAAGTCTGTATAATTATTATTATTATTATTATTATTATTATTATTATTATTATTATTATTTGATAAATAAGAACCCATATAATAGTAAATAATAGTAAATAAGTTCTAATCTTTATATTGGTTGTAAATATTTATATTGGTTGTAAATATTTATAAAACTTAATTATAGCACAGTATTTAAAAATTGTTCCATCGTTGATTTGGTTGGCTTAGCATCATATTCAATAACTTGATTATCTTTAACTAATTTAATTGTAGGATACCCTTCAATGTTATATTTATCCATTAATTGACTAACTTCATCGGATTCATTAGTGCAATTATATTCCATAAAATTAACTGTGTATCCATTAATAGATTTTCCATCATATTGAGACTTAAGAGAATCCCATTCAGGTTTAGCAGTTTTACAGTGAGGACACCAATCAACATAAAAAAGCATTAATGTGGCAGTTTTATTTGAGTTTTGATCTTTGGGGACATTTTCTCTATTTGCCTTAAATGAGGTTTTAGTATCAGAATATTGTTTATAGGTATAATAAGCAAAAATAATTAATAATAAAAAACCAATAACAATTGCCATAGTTTTCCAATTCATAAAACCAGCAGCTCTTTGCATTAGAGAAGGAGTTCCACCAATTGTTGATCCACTCATAGGGGTAATAGGTCTAATAGTAGAAGCATTCATTATATATATATTAAATAAGAATAAATTACATTATCGTTTAAACGAATAATCAAAACATATTAATTATTATTTCTTAATATGTTTTGATTAAGTTTTAACAAGTAATGAATATAAAATGTAGGATAGTTGCTTATATTTTTCTTAACACTGAAAGCAGTAGAACTAACAAAAATAAAGAAAATACATAACTACAAGTAATATTAGTCTTAAGTTCGTCCCAATTTCCAGATGTTAAAGAAATATTAAAATTCTTAGAAAATTTGTTAGTTTGAGTTATATTGTAATATAGAGTATATCCTAAAAGAGCAATAATAACACCCTTTCCAAAAATAGAAGATAATATAAAGGAATTAAGAGGAGTCATCATAAATAAAATAATAAGAAATATTGATATACCTAAACACATACATACATTTTGAGTTGATTTGGCATATTCAACAACCATTGTAGAAGAAGACACAGTCATTAAAATATATTTATATTTTATTTTTTATACTTATATATAAATGACAAAGACTCGTAAAAATAGAGGATCAAAAAATAAAACAAAAAAGCAAAGGGTTTTTAAAAAAGGTGATTTCTATTCGGGTGATGGATTTTTAACAACAGTTTGGGGACCAGCACAATGGCATATGCTTCATACTATAAGTTTTAATTATCCAGTAAACCCGACTTCGGAACAAAAGAAGCAATATAGGAATTATGTGCTTTCATTACAAAATATATTACCATGTGGGGCGTGTCGTAAAAATTTAAAAACAAATTTTAAACATTTACCTTTAACTATGAAAGATATGGAATCTAGAGACACATTCTCGCGTTATATATATAATTTACATGAATTAATAAATAGAATGCTAAAAAAGAAGTCTAATTTAACTTACTGTGATGTTAGAGAACGATATGAACATTTTAGATCTAGATGTGTTGACGAGACTCCAAAAGTATTCAAATATTCTGAGATAAAAACTCAAAAGAATAGAAAGGAAAAAGGATGCACTGAGCCATTATATGGTAAGAAAGCACGTTGTATATTAAATATAGTTCCGCAGGATGAAAAAGGCCAAAGTATTCAAATTGACAAAAAATGTATGAAGCATAGGGAACACTAATATTTTCATTAAATAAGTATTTAAAGATAATATTATATAATTATGGCTTATAAGTCGAGAGATTAGGATCTAAATCTCGCATATCATATATATCTCCTGTTTGTGTATCATATAATCTCCATTCTTGTGGAATTCTTTTTGCTGATTTTCCTTGCTTTGATAATGATGTCATTACTGATTGTCTTTGTAATGAAGCAGATTTTTTACCAATGCTTTTATTTTTTGTTTTACGGTTTTCATTATAATCCTTCCATTCATCGGTATTATCAAAAATTACTCCTCTGTATTTACAAGGAAATCTACCTGTTCCACAAGGAATACCATTTTTTGGAGGAGAACCTTGTTTCAATCTTTTTTCTTCGCTTCCTAAACTATATATTCTTGTTTCATTTTTTGGAGAATCAAATCTAACATTCTTTTTTATTTTTCTTGTCCCATTTGATCTTCTTTTTGAAGACGACGATGAACTCTTTCTTGAACTACTTCGTGATTTACTTGATGAACTATTTCTTGAACTACTTCGTGATTTACTTGATGAACTAGACATATATATAATATAGTAATATTTTTACAATATTATAAAATTACATTCCAAATGTAGAGAAATCATTCAATACTGGAACAGGCATAAAATCTTGATTAAATGCACTATAATTTGGCACCTTCTTGCAATCAAATGCTGGTTCAGGACAACGAGCACAAGGAGGACAAGGTGGGCATTTTGTTACATCAGTATTATCTGGACATTGAACAACTGGATCTGGACATTTTGGACATACCGGAGGAACAACTTGTGACTTCAATATATACAAATCTTCTTGTCCAGCAGGAATTTGGGAACGCGAGACTCCTTGAGGAAGAGAATTATAATATGCAGACGAATCATAACTAGCATATGTATTACCTCTTGGACCTGTTACAGTAGAAGCTTTACCACCTCTTGGACCATAATAAGTTGAAGAACTATAAGCAGTATTATAATCTGAACCTGTTGTATTATTATCTGAATCATATTGATTTATAGTTCCATCTTGACTATTATATGTGTAAGCATTATCTCCAGTATATACTAACTTGGAACCGTTTGGACCTGTTATTTCTACCGCTTGTTTTCCATTACTATCAGTGATCATTTTTGCTGATCCACCATTTGGACCATAGTAAGAGGTGACGTTTGGATCAGTGTTATTTGTATTAATGTAATAAATTTCGGTTTTTCCATTTTTGTTAGTTATTACAAGAGTATTGTTGTTAGGAGTTTTAATTACTCTTGCACTTCCTCCATCAGGACCATAGAATGTGGTTGGGTATGAAGAACCATCATAATGATTATAATTATCATAATTTGTAGAAGAACTAGAATTAGAATTAGTATTGGAATTTGTATTGGAATTTGTATTGGAATTTGTATTGGAATTTGTATTGGAACTAGAACCATTTGAACTATTACTTAAGTTATAAGTATGAACAGACCCATCTGGCTGAGTTACTACTAGAGCAGTGCTTCCATCCCAATTTGTTATCATTTTAGCGGATCCACCGTTAGGACCATTATAAGTAGTGGAAGAAGTCGATGAAGAAGAATTAGAAGAACCATTGGTGGAATATGTACTTGTAGTTCCGTCACTATTAGTAATGACTAAACTGGTATTACCATTTGAGTCAGTTTGGACTTGACCAGATGCTCCATTTGGACCATAATAAACTTGACTTGAAGAATTATTTTCCATACCCTCCATACATCCTTTACCTCCTAAAAAGGAACATAAAATTAATCCTAATAATAAAATTACAAAAAGTATTAACAATTCACCTTTCATTGTATAATTTATATTGTGAAAAAAATTGATTTATTTAAATATTTAATATAAGATAATAAATATATAAAGCAAAGATGTCTGGAAAGAAAA